CCGTCACCGCAGCAAAGGAGCAGGGCGACCGCAGCGGCCAGCTCCGACTTGCCCATCTTCTTCGGGATTTCAATGTAGGCTGTATTGAACTGCCGGTAGCCGTTGGGCTTTAGGACACCGAACAGGTCGCGGATGATCCGTTCCTGCCAGTCGATCAGCTCGAAGGGCTTTCCTGCCCACGTGCCCTTGGTGTGGGTGAGCTGCTCGATGAACATCACAGCGAAGTCCGCCATCTGCTTGCTGTAGTGGGAAGTCTCTGCCATGAAGCGGGTCGGCTTATAGTTTTTCAGTTTTCGCATTGGCATATAGCCGCATCTCCTTTCAGGGCAAAATAAAAGACCGCTTAAGCGATCCGGTATCAGTACGAGAGAAAGAGCCTTCTGGCTCAGTCTCCCGGAATATTCATTCTCAGGGTTTGCTTTTTTAGTTGTAGTTCTCAAGCAGGATGCAAAGCGCCATCTCTGCTTCCTTGCAGGTGGGCTCGATATCCCAGCCTCTGTCGTAGTTGCAAACGGTCTCGCCGTCAATCTTGATCATGAGCTTGCTGATTCTGCCGCCGTTAATGCCGTAGGTCTCGCTTGGCTCATCGTAGTGCTTTACCCAATAGTGGCATTTGGTGTATTTTTCCTTGTCCTTGGCATCCGGGATGCCGATAACTCCTTCGCTCCACATGCTCTTATGCCTCCTTTACCGTCATCTTGAGGGCTGGGATGAGCCGGTGCTCGTCGCTGCCGAAGTGGGTGTAGCGATCCTTGACCTTTACGATTCCGTCCAGCGTGCAGCCGAGCTCCTCGAATTTGGCGATGGTCTCAATCAGGCTTGAGAAGGTGGAGCTGATGGTGAATTCCTTGACTCCGAGCTTCCTGCAATCCGCGAGGATGGTCTCGATATCGTCGTCCCAGATGACCTCGGCGAAGTTCGGCAGGTCGTTTCCGGCTTCCTTGCTGTAAAGGTAGGCCTGTCCCAGTGTCCACTGGCATCCGATTTCTTCCCAGCGCATTCCGGGCTTTGCGTTCTCAATGGCTTCGATTGTGTACTTCATGGTGGTTCCTCCTTGTGGTTGTTTCCCTTTTGGTATGTACATATATCACTCTGAACGCCTGTAATAGCAAGCTATTTATCGAAATATATGTGACAATCCTGTGGGAACATTCGAGGCCGAAATTGTGTAGTTTACGTCTCGCCGGTCATGATGAATTTCACGTATTCAGACCGGTGATCCTCAAGGTATAAAACCAGCTCGTAGAAGTCACGTTCGTAGGCCAGCCGCTGCACCATGTTCACATCGAACATATTCGTAAGGCCGGTGTCACGGATGGCGAGGATCTGCTCTTTTACCTTTTCATCCATGTCAGTCCACCACCTTTCGCACAAGGTCGATGCCGTAGATGACATTCAATCCGGAGCCGTTGTCCCAGTTCACCATGAGGCTCCCGGTGTCATCGACTCCCGTGACGGTTCCCTTAGTGCCAGTAGGCGGTGCCTGCACATCGTCCATCTGGATAAGCTCCACGCGGGTGCCTGCCGGGTAGCGGGAGCGGAGCGCGGTAAGCTCCTTTTTTGTGATCATTCGCATGCTGCCACCTCCTTTTCCGGTGCACCGTTCTTCCAGCTGGAGTTGCCAGAGAGGTTTTTAAGGAGAATCTTGCGTTCTGCCTTGTATTCGTTTCCGATGAAGCCCAGCCGCAGAAGGAAGCAGCGGAATGCATACTTCTCATTGTCGACTTCCTTTTCCGTGGCGCTGATGCGCTTCAGATCCCGGCTCATCTTGCCAAGGGCTGCGATAAAGTGGGTGTAGGCCTTGACCGCGTCCGGCTCCGGCATCTCAGTAAACCAAGGGAAGCTGACCGTATCCTCCGTGACCTCAATGCCAAGGTCGTCAATGCCGAGCGCTTTTTTGATCAGGCTTTCCTTGGCAGTGAGGAGGTTTGTGAGGTTTCCGACCGCCACCTTGTCGAGCGGGAGGCTGACCGTAAGGCCGGTGGCATCGTCCGCTTCCTCTGCGGTGACTTCTTCGTCGGTGCTATCGACCTCCTCGGTATCCTCCGGTGTGAAGCCGTCCGCAATCAGGCTGTGGATGATGCGCTCCATCTTGTCTGCATCCTCGCAGGTGACGCCGCCTTCCTTGTCGACCGTGATGTCACCGATCTCGTAGGCGCAGGTTGGCATGCGCATGTAGACCGCCTTCTCGCCAGTGAGATTTTCAATGGCTGTGACCAGCGCTTTTCTGTCGTTTCCGGTTACGTTGTAGTTTGCTTTCATGAGTGTGTTCCTCCTTTGAAAATGTGGTTGTTTGCCAGCGCTTCTTCCTTCGAAAGAGGTCTCCGCTGGAGACCCGCGCTCTTTCGGCATGTATATACATCACTCTGAAAGCCTTATTTATCAAGCGATTTCCGACATTTTCTGAGGTAGAAATTCGTCAAATAATCCGGGCAGAAATTGTGTATTATACACCCGCCGTCGGAGAGGTTTCGACTTCCTTTGCCAGAGCGGAATAGAGGAGCTTTTCGCCGTTCCTTATTACATACACATTTTCCTCATCGCCGGTATCCTCCACGTAGCGCCGGAGGATAACAGAGGCGTATTTCGGATCAAGCTCCATCATGTAGCAGATACGGTTCAGCTGCTCGCAGGCCATCAGTGTGGAGCCGGAGCCGCCGAAGGTATCAATAACCACAGAGTTCTCCTGAGAGGAGTTCTGGATAGGATAGCCCAGAAGGTCGAGCGGCTTTGAGGTCGGGTGATCCTTATTGCGCTTTGGCTTATCGTAGTTCCAAATGGTGGTCTGCTTGCGGTCGGAATACCACGGGTGTTTGCCGTTTTGTAAAAAGCCGTAGAGCACCGGCTCATGCTGCCACTGGTAATCGGAACGACCGAGCACGAGGCTGTTCTTTACCCAGATGCACACACCGGCGAGATGGAAGCCTGCGTCAATGAATGCCTTTCGGAAAGTCAGTCCTTCGGTATCCGCGTGGAAGCAGTAAGCGGCTCCGCCTTTTTCAAGATGGTCGGCCATGTTCTTAAAGGCTGCCAGCAGGAATTTATAAAATTCCTCACCCTTGAGGGAATCGTTCTGGATTGTGAGACCGTCCGAGGCTTTGAAGGAAACGCCATACGGAGGATCGGTCAGGACAAGGTTTGCTTTCTTGCCGTCCATGAGCTTTTCCACGTCCTCCGGAGAGGTGGCATCGCCGCACATCACGCGGTGCTTTCCGACCGTCCAGATGTCGCCGGGCTCCACAAAGGAAGCCTTCTCCAAAGCAGCAGTCAGGTCAAAGTCATCATCGGCGATATCTTTTTCATTTCCGGTGCCGAGCAGCTTATCCAGCTCACCGGCATCAAAGCCGAGGAGCGAGAGGTCAAAGGACTGATCCTGCAGGTCAGATAATTCGACCGACAGCATTTCCTCGTCCCAGCCTGCGTTAAGCGCCAGCTGATTGTCCGCAAGGATATACGCACGCTTTTGTGCTTCCGTCAGGTTCTCGGCAAAGACGCAGGGCACGGTTTCATATCCTTCCTCGCGGGCAGCCGTAATGCGACCGTGGCCGACGAGGATGTTGTAGTCCGCATCAATGACCGCAGGACTCACAAAGCCGAACTCCCTGAGAGAAGCCCGGAGCTGTGCAATCTGTTCTTTACTATGCGTCCGGGCATTCCGGGCGTAGGGCACCAGCTTATCAATAGGTACCTGTTCCAATTTCTGTGTGTTCATTTACATATTCCTCCTGCTTCGAAGCAGCTGTTCCATCACGCTGTCCTGCGGGCTTCCCTCAAAGGGCTCGGTGCAGTTCTGCTTCACAATGTCGTAAATCTCATACCAGAGCAGGTTGGCCTGCTTCTGAAAGTTCATCAAAAGCTGTGTAAAAGGGCTCGCAATCGCAGCGCCGGTGGTCGGATGTTTTCCGAGCATGCCGTATTTGCTGACCGCCTCAGAGCACTGGATGTACCGGGCAAAGGCCTCGGAGTAGCTTTCGAGCAGGCGCTTGTTTACCAGACGCTCGCAGCCGCGTTCTTTGAGCCACAGCCATGTTTCCTTATAGATTTCATCTGCGCCGAGCGGCTTGCCGTCCTTCTGTTGGGCGGAGAGGTAGTCGTCCGGGTTTGGCATATCCATGCCTTCAAGCTCCACGCCGTCACCGATGTCATCAACATCGAAGTCGGTCAGGTCATCTGTGAAGTCCGGCAGCTCCATGCGCTTTGCAGGTGCGCCTTTCATGATTTTGTCGGCGAGGGCGTCCGGCTTTGAGCCAGCTTTGACACGCCGCCCGCCGCGATAGGTTCCGTCTTTCGCCATGTCTATCACTTCCATTTCTGTGGTGCAGGGTTTAATACCCTGTTTGAATTGCAATTTTTGCGTAAAAGACCCCGCGCCGTTTTCCGGGAAAACAGGTCGTAGAGATTTCACCCGCCCTACCGGTCGCCGCGCTCGTGGTGAATCTTCTCGTGGCACGAACGACAAAGGCTCATGAGATTGGACTCCTCGTTCGTTCCTCCGTCAGCAAGAGGAATGATGTGGTGGACTTCCTCGACCGCGACGTAGCGTCCGGCCTTTAAGCACTGCTCACAGAGCGGGTGCTTGTGGACATACCTGTCACGGATTCGTTTCCAAGCTCTGCCGTAGCGTTTGCCGGGAGAGTAGCCGCGCTGGAACTTCTCGTAGTGTTGTTCCATCACCTTGGCGTGCTCCTCGCAGTAAGCACCGTCGGTCAGGTTCGGGCAGCCGGGAAAGCGGCACGGTCGTTTTGGTTTCCTTGGCATAAGCCGCGCCTCCTTTCGGGCAAAGAAAAAGCCCTGCAGGATAATCCCACAAGGCTTGGTGGCTGCGCGTGCAGCCGTTTCTTTATTCTGTTTCGCTGATTATATACTATCATAAGTGGCAGGTGGGCATCTTAGGACAAATATGGACATTTCGGGCGCATTTCATATTTCGATAGGATTTTCAGGGAGAGATGCATGCAGCAGTGCGTTTCCGTGCCAGCGCCGGATGGTGCGGGCATCTGCACAAAGCTCGGTGCCGATCTGCTCCCATGTATAGTTGTGGATGTAACGGTACTTCAAAACCATGCGCTCGTCGGTGTCCGGAACTGCCTCGATCACTTCCCGGATCTGCTTTTTCAGGTCGGAAAGCATCTCAAGCTCCCGTGCAATTCTTTGTTCCAAGTCCCAGAGCTTTTCAAGCGTCCGGGCAAAGGGAGCCTCGGTGTTCCTTGAAGTCTGCACCCGGTCTTTATCATATTGGATAGCCGACACGCTGCCCGCCATCTCACGAAGGTTCTGGGCTTCCATCGTATCGGACTTGATTCTCTGATCAAGGCGGTAGGCCTGATGGAGATATTCTTTTACTGTCATTTAGGCTTAGCCTCCTCTCGTAGTTTTGTGATTAGGTACTCGCCGTCCACGCTCGTTAGGGTCTTGTACCAGCCGGAGCGGAAGAAGCGCTCGCATTCCAGCGCGTCTGCCATCGCGGCCTTGTTGCCGGACTTCTTTTTCAGGCGCTTCAGGGCGTTGCGGTAATCCTTCACGGCCTGCAGCACGATTGCGTTTGCGAGATTTTCATAAGGATCGCTCATCACACCACCTCGGCTTTGACCGCGTCGATCAGTGCCGACTGTGTCAGTTCTTTCTTGGTGAGTGCCCGCATGATCCGCTCATCAATGGTGCCCTTTGTGATGATGTGCTGGATCACCACGGTATGGGACTCTTGGCCTTGCCTCCAGAGGCGGGCGTTGGTCTGCTGGTAGAGTTCCAGCGACCATGTGAGCCCGAACCATACAAGGGTGGAGCCTCCGGCCTGAAGGTTTA